GTAAGACAGTTCCACCATTACCTACAATACTAAGAGGAGAACCAGCTGGTGTGAAATAAGCCTGTAAACCTCCACAAAGAAGATTTTGGGCCCCAGCAGCGGGAATAGCATAATTTTGGCCATTCCTCGAAGTTGGTGTTAAATTTCCAACAGCAGTGCCTCCAGTGTTAGGAGTTAACCAAGGCCATTGAATGATGTGACAGTCCCAATTAGTGTTCGTGCCAGTAGGGGCAGCTATTGTCATCGATTGCTTAACGCAACGGACAACAGATGCACCGGTCTGAACATCAGGCCATCCAGCCAAATTTTTTAGCTGGTGGTCATGAAAGGGATCAAGAGCCGCTATCATCCAGTCCTTACCCTGTTCGCTGATAACGCCATCAGCAGTTAGTTGGGAGAATATCCTCTCCCCACGAGAAACTTTGTTCGAAGCCATTGTCAAATTGAGTCAGATTGTGTCCTCCAACCTCCAGTAGTGATTCAAAAAAATAAAAACCACTAGAATTTGACTCGGATCCGGTGTAAAAGCCGTGCAAGACAGCAGGTGTTAACCTTGCATCTAAAAAGCTTTGGACAATCGGATTTTGACTGTGTAACTTCGAGACATTACTGACGACGTTAAGGTATGCTTGATAAAATAAATCAAACTTATCTGAAGCATAGCTCATCATGGTTAAGACGAAGATCTTTGAGCAATAAGCATCTAAAGTGTCTTTCTTATCATTAACATGTATGAACGATGTAGCTATACGAATTGGATCATACAAAGGAAAGAAATATCCATCTTTCTCTTTGAAATGGAAGCCTAAAAATGATATACCACTAAGAGGGAAATCCTCTCCTCCGTGTAGAAATTTGATTCCCATACCAAGTCTCTGAAAATACTTGTGTAGAAAACCATCCCCAGTTCCCGCTCCATCCAGAACATAATCAAACTCTTTGTCGACTCCAAAAATAGAATCATCACCAAAGAGCATAACGACTTGCTGTGACAGTAACTCAAAACTAGGTAATTCACCATTCTTAATATAATAAGCTTCGGACAAGAACCCTGCTGCAATTGCCTTATGACATAAGGTATTGTCGCGAGTTGTTGTTCCACTACCTGAAGCATTACCATAGTCCTTCAATACGATGTCACCATCATAGAGAACACAGTAAAATGCAACGGTATGCTGAACCATCCAGATATATTCGGCTTGCTGATGTTCAGGAACAGCAGTACACCGAGTGATTACTTTGTAGAGATCAAGCATACATGGAAGGAATTTATCCCACCACCGTATATCGTAACAAAAAC